CAATTTGCGTCGTATTAAGCATCGTCGCCCGTCTGCTCGGAATCAGAGACGTCAGATTAAATCCAACCAACGGCAACTCATGTCGCTCCGCCAACATGTTAACCTCGGAAAGGAACGAATCCGGTGGGTGTCAGGCTTCACGCCTATCGCCCTAACCGCCACCTCCGGAGTGAATATCATTCCTCTTACCTCCGGTCCCTCTACTAACAACCCTGCGACTTGCAATACAGTGCTAGGCCAGCCGGTTGCCTGGGGAGTAACCATGACCCCCGTTCCTCAAGCAAGCACTGCTCTTCGCTCAAAGTATGTCGTGAACAACCAGTACATAGACTTGAGCCTCGCTGCCGGAACTGAAATCGATATGATTCATTACACGGCTTTCCTTGTCCAACTCCAGCCTAAGACTGCCACACAGACTTATTCGGAGACTGCTGGTATGTCCACGTTAGTCCACAACGCCCACTACGCCACAGCTCCTGGGCCACTGGGCACTGATAGTGGCTACGGGGCATACATGAACACCTCCCAGTTTAAGATCATTAAACGCCTCGAATTCGAGACCGCCGGCAGCCCGCCCATCGGCTACGTCGGCAATCCTGGTACCGCGACCGGCAATACCGGGTCCGGAACTAACTCCTGGTACGTGAAACGGTGTCAGTTTAAAGTACCCTATGGCAATACTGTCCTGAAATCGTCGGGTCAACAGACGTCTGGACTTACCCTGGAATACGATCAGATCTCACCTGAACACAAGAGATTCATCGTTATCTTCTCTACTAACTCCCTGCTGGACGCTAAAGTCCCTGAAGTAGCTATGTCCTGTCTTACTACAGGCTATGCTTTAGAATAAATTACTATGCTTCATTATTTCATCCCCTCTCTGGACCCTAATCTATCGAGGATAGCGTCTAGACCCTCTTAAACCTGTGTGTATTAATAAGGGGGTGATCCGAGGGGTGTCCCCTCGTCTAACCGCTCTATAATCCACCGATCTAGTGACATACCCGTCACATCTGGTGGTTGATTTGCAAAGCATACTATGTGTGGTTTGTTGAATCTCTTCATCCCGCTCTCATACTTCGGGCTGAAAAACTTACCGTCCTTGAGCTTCTCAATGGCCTGATACTGTACGTAGTCGACACTTCGCCTAGGTATGTCGAACACTACGGTCTTAATGTCTTTGTCATCCAATGCTGCCGCAATGCCACAAAAGACGTCCTTAGCGGCGCCGGAGACTTCTATCGCATCGCCGAAGTCTACCAGGTGCGTCGCCACAACACTCTTGCCCCAATTACCAGTGGGCTCCCAAAACCAGTAGATATTGCGACCCCATAAAGGGTCTTCGTAGTCCTTGAACAGGTCTACAATCTCCTTCTGGTCATCTCTAAGGAACTCGCGCTTCATCAGCTGTACAGGTCTGATCGGGCGCATCTTCGCACTATGGTGATATTTGCCGTCTTTAGCGCAATAAACCAGGTTCTGTGCCTTGTTCCCCTTCGCCTTCTCCCAATGAATCTTCTTGTCAAGCCCCAGCTTCTCAATTGGTCTGATCTTCACGGGGGCCTCCAGGTACCCTTGAAGATGTGGTGTACCTTCTTCGCCAACTTCTTCGCCGAAAATGTACTCAATATCAAATGCTGACAAAACGGTTTCCACTGTTTCCACTGCATCCTCCGGAGGATTGTTATAGGTAAATGTCCATCTTTTACTAGGAACTGTTCTTAATGGAGGGGGTTTAGTATTACCCCCCTCCATTTCCAATGTTTCCAATTGTCGCTTCATATCGAGGTGTACCTACCGAGTATAAGTACTGCTCATTTTCTGTTTAACAAAAAAAAATGACTATATAAGTACAAGCGCAACCTAATGAAAATGCCGTATGGGAAACGACGCTACGCTCCAAAACGTAGATCTAGTGCTCGTAGCAATTTGCGTCGTATTAAGCATCGTCGCCCGTCTGCTCGGAATCAGAGACGTCAGATTAAATCCAACCAACGGCAACTCATGTCGCTCCGCCAACATGTTAACCTCGGAAAGGAACGAATC